CGCATCCGTCACAGTCTTCAGACAACCCTTCAAGGTTGATAGGTTCCAAATGTATCTCGTAACCAAGTTCCTTATAGACATCAATGACCTCATTGAGTCGGAGTTCATCAGTATTACAACGAAACTCCCAACCCTCGTTAATGAGAGTTTCTTTGGCGGGGATATTGCAACCAGTATATGAGTCAATCATTCTACCTAATAATCTCTTAACCAAAGGTGGTCTGTCACCTCTAACGGTGTCACATAATCTGCCACCTCTTCCTTCTCTTCCTTGTATGACACACTTGCAAGAACAAAGTGTGTTCTGGAGTCATTTCCACAATTAATGGCCGAATGCCATAACCTTGTGTCTGTTTCGTAGATATAACCATCGGCAGGAATATGGACTATTTCATGTTCTCCTGTCGTAGAATAAAATTCTGAAGAATTAAGATCGTCAGGAAAATACATGTACGCATAGGGGTTTGTGTTCATTGCAAGATGGTAACGCAGTGTGCGGTCTTTATGCATAGAATAACAAGAGTGTCTTGATCTTGTCATGACTCGAGCCCGAAGTCCGTCTAGATCGTTGATAATCTGTTCAAAAACAGTTCCCTTGTATGCTGGGTTTAGTTGATTATAATCCGCCTCATCCTTATCAGTGTTCTTAAAACTTCCTGCACCATCTGTCCATCTGTCTTCATCCGATTTGGACGAATACTGAACACAGGTTTGACTACTTCCACCAGTGATAAGCCATTGAATACGAGGACTCATAGATTTGAATTCTGACAGAACCTTGTCTAAGTCATATTGCAGTTTTGTTCGTCTATAATGTGTGCTTGACATATTTTATCTTTTCTTCTCGTATCTGCAAATCAATTTGATCGGCCAGTATGTCACCGATATGTTGTACAAAGTCGTTATCAAATGCACTTCTTTCTAGTCCAGCGGAGTGTTGTATATTATATTCAAATGAGAGGGCTGCCGAACTATTTTCCTCTTTCACACCTATATTACTATATGAAACCACCACACCCGCAAAAGGGTTAGTACTCTCTATGATACAAATCGTAGGGTCTTCTAACCCATCAGTAGTTACGAATTGATATGATTCGGGGTTCACTCTGGGCGTTTTTTGTTTTGTCATCGGTTATCTCCAGTACCTCTAATCTTATTCCGTATCAAACGTGATTCTAATTTCTTCAGATTGGTTCGTGCAACATCCTCAAGAGATATATCTAAATCGCTTGCAATTGCAGATAGATACCACAGGACATCGCCCAGTTCTTTCTTTAAACCATCCAGTGTCTCTGTGTCACCTCTGATGTGTTTCTTAACCTTTTCCGCCACCTCTCCTGCTTCACCTGTCAACCCCAGAGTAGGATATACAACGGTATATTCACTTGGATAAACAGCGGTTGTCTTTGCAATTTTCTGGTATTCATTAAACTTCATACTTTCCATCCTTCACCAAATTCTGTGTTATCAAATAGAGGACTAGTAAAATCATCCTCACTTTCAGTTTGATTACTGTCCACAAGACCATCCTGTGCCTTTTCATCCAGATCACTCAATCTCATTTTTGCACGGTCAATACCAATCACAAATCGTTTATTTATTGTTGGATCGTTGTATCGGTTTTTGAGTTGTTTGACTGCAATTTGCGAAAGGTCATCAAGTTCCTCATTAGAGATGAGTGCAAACATAAAGTCGGCCGTTGCTGGAAGACCAAAACTCTCACTTGTGTCTTCCAAACCCACATCCGAAGATACGAATCCTGATCTGGTGGTTTGCGTTGCTGACATAATTGGTACAACAGTTTCGACTGCAAGACCTCTAAGTTCTTCAGCAATCGATTTTATATACATATAAGAATTGACATTAGATATTCCTTTAAATCTGGACGATGCACATATATTCAGATAGTCCACGAAAATAATATCTGGTTTGAAAGACCTCTTGATGGCCAGTTCCTTAATCAGTCCACGAAAATGACCAGTATGTGCAGATGCAGTAGGATATTCCTTGACAATCAATTGTCCGTTAGTCTCTTTTTTGATATTATTAATCTTAGTATCATACATAGACTTAGGTAAATCGTGTAAATCTTCCATAGATATATTCATCAGGTTTGCATCTATCCGCTCTGCAATACGTTCTTCCGCCATCTCCAATGTAATATATAGGACGTTTCTACCCTGATTCATACAGTTCGCTGCCATGTGACACATGAACAGAGATTTACCTACACCAGTACCCGCAAGTGCGATATTAAGAGTCTTGGGTGGCAGACCACCCTTGGTTATACGATTGAAAAATTCCAGATCAAAAGGTATCTTCTCTTCTACAGTGTGATAATATTTAAATCGTTCATCGCTGTCCAATAGATAATCGTGGCCAACAGAGTTGTCAAAACCAACAGCAAGGGCGTCTGAGAGAATATTAGGTAGAGCGTCCACATCTCTCTTCTTATCCTTACCATCAATGATCTGTATACCTTCAACAATTGCATTATACACCGCCTTATCTTTACAAAACTTCTCTGTAGTCTCTACTAACCATTCAAAACTCGCATTTTCATCCTTTTCAAGGCTCTTAACTACAGATAATACTTCTGTAATATCTTGTTCATTCAAATCCCTACGGTTATCGATTTCTATTTCAATCGAAGGTTTGGAGGGTAGAGAATTATACTTCTCCACAAATTTTTGAATTTCCTCAAAGACAATACGCTCACTACGGTCAGAAAAGTAATCCTTCTTCATATGAGGAAGTACTGTTCTAGCGTAGTCTTCGTTGTCTATAAGTTCTGAAAGAGTAGTTCTTTCGATAGTTTGTTGTTTAGATTTTATATTCATTAGGTTTAATCAAATTCTCAGTAGTATCATCATCCATACAATAAAATTTAGACCTTAAAATTTCAGAAGAATTATATATAGAGGATACCTGTTCATTTAGCTCTTCATAATTCTCAAAAATATATGACACACATTCAACTCTAGAGTCAAATATGGGCTGAGGAAAGAAATAAAGGTTATCCCCATTACTACCCGGCCAAAGTGCAGCAATGTAAAAAAGTATCTTTGAAACCATACAGATATTTAGTTATATCTTTTTTCATAGTAATCTAATTCAGTCGTTTTGCATGTCTAAGAAGATGTGCAAGAACTAAAGACCAATAGTTCTTACCCCATTTGCTCTTCACAGACGAAAGAGCCAGATATGCGTTTGCAATCCTCTTCTCTATTGAGTCTGTCAATTTCTTCATACTCCTTAATTTTGTCTATCAGGTTTAGGAAAATATCAAACATCCCTTGCATCTTTACGGTATCATCCTCTTTAGGAACACAAAGGGTTTTTGCATTAGGGTCTTGTTTCATGATGGTTATTCTCGCATCTAAACAAGATTTCATAGATGGCATATCTGTCGTATGATTTACTCCACCACCTAATGCAATTACAATCAATAACGCTTTAATCATCTCAACCTCTCTCTCGTTTCTCTATATTTCTCACCAGACAACCTTGTCATATGGAGGCGAACTCGCATATTCGTAAACTTTTTTAGCATAACTTATCCCTGTCACGCCATCTTTTTCGAACCTTCCGTTTTTGATTGCCTTTATCGCATTTTTCTTTGTTTTAAAGGGGTTGCCGCACATGTGTAATGGGCATTCATCAAGTTCCCAATAACGACCATCTTTAACAACTGGAAAAACCACCCAACCATACGGAACACGCTTACCCTCTTTATTGCGTGTATATGTGGCAGGGTTTTTTATAACTTTTACTTTCATAGTTTAGTTACCAGTATAGGATTCTTTTCCACCCATTCTAACCAATCATCATGTGGCATATAGTATTCAAGAACAGTTTGAATTGCCTTGAGCAACCTATAGTCTGGTTTGTCTGGTTTGATAACGTCATCCCAATCATCTGAGACGAGAGTATGCCATGGCATATTCTCATCTTCCATTTCGACACAGTCCGCCTTATCTAACTGATTGAACATATGATAAGAATCTTTCAACTCATCAATGATAACTTGATCACAATCTTCAACTTTTAGTGTAATCGTTTTC